TCAAGGTCAGGGCGAAGGGTTCGATGACCATGATTGGGATGGTGCGAAAGAGATGACCGAGGAGGAGAAGAAGGTTCTCGAGCGTGAGATCGATCAGGCTATTCGCCAAGGTGTAATGGCGCATCAGAAGATCGCGGGAACTGGTGGTGGTGATCTCGATCGGGACTTGCTTGAGTTGCTCGAGCCCAAGGTCGACTGGCGTGAGATGTTGCGTGAGTTCGTGAAGTCTACGTGTAGCGCAAAAGATACATCGTCATGGCGCAAGGTTAATCGTAGGTTCTTATCTACTGGCGTTTACATGCCTAGCTTAATCGGTGAGAAGGTTGGTCACATGGTTATTGCCGTAGACACATCCGGTTCGGTTGGGCAAGAAGAGTTGTCGGGCTTCCTAACAGAAGTTAAGGGTATCGCAGAAGAAGTAAAGCCTAGCCAAGTGGACTTGATCTATTGGGATAGCCGAGTAGCCGCACACGAAGAGTACACCGAGAGCATGGTTGGTGACATTATCAATTCCACTAAGCCCAAGGGCGGTGGAGGTACGTCACCCTCATGTGTATCTCAGTACTTGAAAGAGAAACGTATCGTACCCGAGTGCGTCATCATGCTCACCGATGGGTATGTTGGTAGCGATTGGGGTAGTGACTGGACTGCGCCTGTACTGTGGGCGATCGTAGGAGGAAACGATTGTGTTGCAGACAACGGCAAAACGATTCTTGTCAAGGATTAAATGGTGGTGGTTCATAACAAATGTTAGGAGGTATCAGATGGTAGTAGTTGACATTGGGTATAAGAAGTTAGTGATGAGCAAAGACAAGGCAATGATGTTGGTCGAGTGCCTTGAGAGTGCTGACGTATACGAAGAGAAGTGGTGGAGTGATGACGTGCGCAAAGAGAAAGGAATGGATAGCACTTACACCTACCACGTGTATCCGAACGAGTCATCGTTCATCATGAAGATTGTTAGTGATTCGCATTATCAAATGGCTAGATTAGCCGGTAAACCACAGGAGAAATCAAAATGAGTATTAGTGCATCAGCAGTATTAGTAGAGTTGAACATCAGCGTATGGCCTGCCGCAAAGATCGATCGTGAAATCACGAGCCAAGTCAATGCAAGCGCATCAGCACACAAAGATGCGTCACAGACCAAGAAGAATCTGTTTGCGGGTACAAGCCTACGAGCAGACATTGAGAAGTTCGCGGCCCGAGTACGTCTCTACAACAACCAACACACCTTACCTTGGGCAGACAAGGGTGAGCGCATGTTGCCGACCAAGTTGTTCATGGACTACAAGCAGACCATGAATGGGTACGAGCGTACGTTCAACATGTTGTGCGATAACTTCTTTGATGAGTACGAGAGGTTGGTTGAAGAGGCGAAGGTCAACTTGGGTTCTATGTACAAGGCAGAGGACTACCCCGACCTAACAGAAGTTAGGACTAAGTTCAGCTTTAGACGTAGCGTGAAGCCTTTGCCCGAGGCTGGCGACTTTCGCTTGGACATTCCCGCGCATGACTTAGCAGAAATGCGATCAGCATACGAGACTCAATACTCGGAGAAGCTGGCCGAAGCAATGCGCACACCATGGGAAAGACTGCATGAAGTTCTCTTGGGTATGTCCAAGAAGTTGGAAGGCTCAGGCGATGAGAAGAAGCGTTATCACGACTCATTGATTAGTAACCCATTGGAGTTGTGTGAGTTGTTGACGAAGCTAAACGTGACTAACGACCCCAAGTTAGAGGATGCACGTAGGCAAGTAGAACTAGCCATGCTCGGAGCTGACATTGAGGAAGTCAAGGATAGCCCGTTGGTTCGTGAGAATCTTAAGTCCAAGGTCGATGCAATCTTGGGTAAGTTCGAGTGGTAATTTATAACATTTGTTAGGAGTAATTGAATATGTCTATGAATACATTGAGTTTGAGCAACATAGTTGTTGGTGAAGACTTGCAGAAGTCTCTTGATAAGGAGGGGCTGAAGCTAACTGGCGTGTACCCCATGCTTGACCCTGTGGTTAGCCGACTGGCTTCATTAAATCCACTGTGGACTTTCGTTATCAACAATAGTGGGATGCACATGGGTAGCGCTCGAGTGGCGGCGGGTTTTATAGTTAAGCTAGATGGTGAAGAGCTAGGGTCTATCGGGTTGAGTTACATGGGTCAACGCGGGAAGGTTATCGCTATCTGTAACGATCGTATTGGTAAGGGCAGACAACGCTCGGACTCATATCGCACAGTGGATGCAGACAAAGCTATCCTCATGGCGAAGAAGATGTTCGGCAAGATGAATCCCAACGAGCGTATACAGAAGGCTAAGGATGCGGCAGAACGTGTAGTGTCTCGAGCGAGCTGGAACAAAGAGCGTGAGCGTACTCAACACCAAAGCCTTGTTAAGAATGAGATGTTGGCGTGGGCTGAGACTAAGGGTCATGCCCTGTTCTTGGAATACCTAAAAGCAGAAGCTATACCCTCGCTCAAGCACAAAGTTACTACCTCTATGGAGAAGGTAGAGTTACTCGATACCGAGATGAAGACTATTGAGAAAGTGCAAGAGGACTTTAGTAATAATAAGACTGCGCTAGTAGTTAAAGATACAGGTAAGTACCTAGTCAGAATAGGTGACAAGGTAGACCTATACGATGATAATACGCTCCCCGTGGATATGCGTATGAAGATGGGTATGCTCAAGTTAGTAGAAGATGAACAGTATCTTACTGACGTAGGTTGCAAGGTGACGAGTGAGATATTTGTTTTGTTGGTCGATGAGCTAACAAATGTTAGCGAAGGAGTATGAGATGAAAGAAGAAATGAAATACCAATCAAAGGCTATACCCCTGCGGGGGTGTAACGACCCTAAGTTCAAGTGGGTAAGCGCCGCTTCTACTGATATACGTAGAACTTTTCGTAAGGCTCGCTTGCTTATCCGTATCACCAACGGAGCAGCGTATGAAAGCCGTACTTGAGTTCACGTATCCACAAGATGAAGCTAGGCTCAAGCACGCGCTCAAAGGTGAGGAGTATTACCTAGCGTTGATTGAGATTGATCGAGTGTTCAACATAGGTGGGCATCCCGAACAAATGTTAGACAGGATTGCAGATTTAGTTCAGAAAGGATTAGAAGAATGAATGGGTTTGTAAACCGACAACTTGAGCTTGGAAGTAAACAACCCATACACAAGTACAAGCTATGCAATAAATGCGAAGAGTTGAAACCCCCCGAGGGGGGAATCGAATTGTCCCCACACAGATGGTCATGTGCTAGATGTTGGGCTAACAGAGTAAGTAGAAGGAGTTTACTAGATGCCAAGACCAAAGCCGCCTGAGCCCCTTATAGGGAGGCAGATACGACTAAGCGATAGGCAATTCCATATTCTTAATCACTTTGGTGGCGCTGAGTGGTTAAGGGATTTGTTGGATAAGAAAGACCCATTCCCAAAACAATATTATGAAAGACTGAAAGATGACGACAGGAATCGAGAATCTAAAACTGGAACAACAACGCAAGGGGCGGGGGTTAGGTAAGAAACCCGCGCTGTTTTGTACGAGCTTGCGTCTACCAAAGGATGTGATGGATTACTTCAACACAAACTTTGCGTATACAAAGCAAGCCAAGATGAGAGAAGTTCTTACTGAGTACGTTAATAACCAAACAGGAAATAAATCATGATTAAAAAAGTAACCAAGTCAGCACAAATCCGTGAGTATGTTGCGGCAAACCCAAAGGCTAAGTCAGCAGACGTAGCCAAGGCAATAGGCGTAACCCCTGCTTATGTAGCCACAGTACTATGGACTGCAAAGAAGAAAGCCAAGGTAGCGAAGAAGGTTGGAGGCATGCAAAAGAAAAAGGCCATGACTAATAAAGCCAACTGGAAGACGATTGCGTTTGCTTCATCGGACATTCCTTTTTATAAGGATTCAGTTATAGATACGACACCCAAACGTATGGCACAACTTGCGTACGAAGCGGGTGTAGCAAAAGCAAAGTTGCGTATGCAAGGACAACGCCAGATCGAAATGTTCGAGCCTAAGCCCGACGCAGTTAATCACCCTGCCCATTACAAAGTAGGTGGAATCGAGACGATCGATTTCATTGAAGCTAAGAAGCTCGGCTACAACCTTGGCAACGTGGTGAAGTATCTGACACGTGCCGACCACAAAGGCAACCGCAAGCAAGACTTAGAGAAAGCCAAGTGGTACTTGGAACGTGAGTTGAGCGCCACATCCTAACATTTGTTAGGGAAACCACTAGCCACCCTCGGGTGGCTTTTTTACGTCTGTACTATTGACAAAGTAAAAAGTTATGATACTATCAAGACTTGAAAATCTTTTTGGAGTATCAGATGGACACACGCATGGAGTCAGCTTTAGCCCTTGCAGATAAGTGTTGGTCAAAGGCCAACCGGACAAGCCCCGAGTTTGTCGAGCGTTACTTAGAGCTAGCCGAAGAGTTGCTAGTATCAAAGCCCGTTGTTCTTGGTGATGAGTTCCGAGAATACTGCGGCAAGAAACTTTTATTCCGACCCAAAGAACTGCACCCTAACGTATGGGTGTCAGGCGTACGCACTCTGAGTACGCTCGGATGGATTGCCCACAATGGTTACACGACACCGACCAAGTCACACAACCACATGCCCTCGGTCTCAGTATGGAAGAGCATGATCTATGGCAACGACACCTGAAGCCAAGGTCAAGGCAAAGATCAAGGCTATCTTAAAAGCCCACAACATCTACTACGCTATGCCTATTGGTACTGGCTACGGCAATAGTGGTGTGCCTGACTTCCTGTGTTGCGTGAACGGCAAGTTCTTAGCAATCGAAGCCAAGGCGGGTAAGGGTCAAGCAACCGCGCTACAACTAAAGAATATGCAAGCGATCAATTTGGCTGGCGGGTACACGTGCATCATCAACGAGACCAACCTCGAAAACCTAACAAATGTTATAGGTGAGTGCAATGCCAATTAGTCGACAACAGTTGGTTAACGAACTACTACCCGCGCTAGATAAGTTGTTTGGACAAACGTATGCAGAGCTTAATCGCACCGAGTACCACATGAAAAAAAGATACGGCAAATGCACCATATATCGATGGGACTTTGTTCAAGGCAAGCGAACAAGCACAACCCTAGCCAAACGCATAGACCTAGAGTTAGCAGAAGGCATGATGAAACTTTTAAAAGAACCTAAATGAACATATTAACAATCGACTTCGAGACATATTATTCCCGTGAGTTCTCCCTAACAAAAGTTACCACTGAGGAATACATTCGTAGCCCACAGTTCGAAACTATTGGCGTAGCCGTACAGGTCAACGATGGTGAGCCCGAGTGGTTTAGCGGGGATGCGGAGAGCATGCACCAGTTCCTCACCCGATTCGATTGGGGGAATTCCCTAGCCCTTGCGCACAACGCCCCGTTCGACGGAGCGATTTTGAAGTGGGTCTACGGACTCAGCCCCAAAGGTTGGCTTGATACTTTATCCATGGGCAGAGCCTTGCATGGTACTAACGTAGGCGGTAGCTTGGCGGTGCTGTCAAACTTCTACGACATAGGCGAGAAAGGCACAGATGTTGGAAATGCGTTAGGTATGCGGCGTCAGGACTTCAGCCCTGAACAGTTAGCTTCGTATGGCGACTACTGCAAGAACGACGTTACTCTTACGTGGAAATTGTTTAACGCAATGTCTGCTGGCTTCCCTCCTATTGAGCTACGCCTGATTGATTTGACTGTGCGCATGTTCACCGACCCTGTGTTGCAGTTAGATAGAGAGCTTATCAAAGACCATTTGCTTAGTGAAAAGCAACGTAAGGAAGACCTACTCGAGAACTTTGACAAAGAAGATTTGATGAGCAACGTCAAGTTTGCCATTATCTTGGAAGGCTATGGCGTAGTACCACCAATGAAAGTCAGCCCTGCAAACGGCAAACAAACCTATGCTTTCTCTAAAACAGACGAAGAGTTTAAGGCTTTGCTTGAGCATCCAAACCCACAGGTTCAAACTTTAGTGGCAGCGAGATTGGGCACTAAGTCTACGATAGAAGAGACAAGGACAGCAAGGTTTCTTGGTATTGCTGAGCGCGGCTCATTGCCTGTACCACTACGCTACTATGCGGCACACACGGGTCGATGGGGCGGTGACGACAAGTTAAATCTGCAAAACCTACAACGCAACTCACCTTTGAAGCATGCAATCATCCCCCCGGACGGATACATGATGATTGATTCAGACTCATCACAAATTGAAGCCCGTACGCTCGCATGGCTTGCGGGGCAAGACGACTTAGTTGACGCATTTGATCGGGGCGAAGATGTATACAAAATCATGGCAACGGCTATCTATGGCAAGAAGATTTCGCAGATTACAAAGGACGAAAGGTTTGTTGGCAAGACCACTATCCTTGGGTGCGGGTACGGGATGGGCGCGGCAAAATTCCAAGCGCAACTTAAGAACTTCAATGTCACGATCGAATTGGATGAAGCGAAACGGATTATTGATACATATCGAACTACGTATCCGCAGATTACTGAGTTATGGAAGTCTGCGGCGTCAGCCCTCAAAGCCATATTGCAGAATCAACAGACTACGCTAGGCCGAGGCGGTATCTTAAAGATTGAGGGTAGTGACGGCATCCTATTACCTAATACGCTTTACC